GGCCGCTGCCCGGCGTCATCCACGAGTCGGTGAACAACAATGCCGGGGCCGTCACGGCCGGCGCGCCGATCACGGCAGGGGCCTCGGCGGGGGTGGACACCGGCCTGCTGGGCACTGTCGCCGCCGCGGGAACCCTGGTCGGCATCTGCACAAAGGGCGCGGCGTCCGGCGCCAAGCTCCAATGGATCGGAGTCTGAGGAGGAAACCGTGCCTGACTACCAGCCCGTCAACGCGGCTGACATGCTGCCGTTTACCAAGACCGCCGGGGCGGCGATCACCGGGGGCACCCTGGTGACGATCACCGGGGACAACGCCGTGTCGCCGTCCACGGCCGGGGACCGCTCGGTGGGTGTCGCCGCCCATGATGCCGCCAGCGGCGGCCGGGTCACCGTATGGCCGCTGCCGGGGGTGATCCATGAGATCGCCCCGCAGGGGGCGGTGGCCCTGACGGCAGGCAACCCGGTGATCGCCGGCACGACCGGGCTGATCAACACCGGGGCGCTGGCCACCGTCGCCGCAGCGGGCACGCTGCTGGGGATCTGCACCAGGGGCGGAACCGGGGGCGGCACGCCGCCCAAGGCCCAGTTCATCGGCGCCTGACCGCAGGCTGCCGCAGCACAACAGGACCCGTCAAGGGAAAGCAAAGGAGTGAGACCAGATGCCAGGTTCGTACCCGGCGCCGCCACCCACCTTGTCGGGTGACCTCGAAACCATTAGCCGGTTCCTGCAATCACCGACGCAGATCCGGCGCCGGCTGCGGGACTACCACGACCTGCGGTTCGTGGCCGACCAGCTCTTGACGCAGCGGTTCCGCACCAGCGGCGGCGCCGCGCTGTACGAGCTGTCGGAGCCGTTCGTGACCGACCGCTCGGTGGAGGCCGTGGGCCCGGGCGCGGAATACCCGTTCGCCAACATGCCGACCGGCACGGCCGGGATCTCCTCGGTGTCGAAGTGGGGCCAGAAGGTCCGGGTCACCGATGAGGAGATCGCCCGGAACGTGTATGCGGGCGCGACCATCGACCGCTGCCTGCGGAAGGTCGTCAACTCGGTGATCCAGCAGGTGGACGGCACGGCCATGTCGGCTATCGCGTCGGCCGTGAGCAACCACACCACGGCCACCGTCGCCTGGGCGACCGCCGCGACGCGGACGATCTTCCAGGACATCCTGCTGGGCAAGGCATCGATCTACGCGATGAACCTGGGGTACAAGCCCGACACCGTGGCCGTCGATGACACCCGGTACGCGTACATGATGTCCGACACCAACATCACCAACGCGCTGCGCCGCGAGACCACGGACAACCCGATCTACACCGGCACGATCGAGATCATCGCCGGGCTGACCATCGTCGTGTCGCCCTCGGTGCAGATCGTCACCCATCCCTACGTGCTGGACTCCACGCAACTGGGCGGGATGGCCGACGAGATGGATGACGCGCCCGGCTACGCGATGGCCGACCTTGCCGTGCAGGTCAAGTCGCTGCGCCTGGACGCCAACGACGCCTGGGACCTCCAGGGCCGCCGCAAGACGGTCCCGATCGTGCAGGAGCCCGGGTCGGCGGTTTACATCGCCACGGCCTGACGGTGCCGTACAGCTACCCGGCGATGCCGCCCGTCCTGGACGGCCCCGAGGGAGGAGAACGAGCTATGGTCACCGAGCCGGACAGGTACCGGGTCGTGGCGCCGTATATCACGGTCAAGACGATGACCCCGGACGGCATGCAGATCCGGGGCCTGCATGCAGGGGCTCCGGTGCCGCTTGACGTCGAGCCGGCCGCCCTGGAGCATCACCTCACCCTGGGGCTGATCGAGCCGATCCCGAAGGCCCAGGCCCGCGCGGTCACCAGGGCCGAGGAGGCGGCCGGGGAGCCTGCCGCAGCCGGGGAGGCAGGCAAGGCTGCCGCTGCCGGGGAGGACGAACCTGCCGTTGCCGGGAAGGAAACGGCAGACGAGCCAGGACCGGCCGGGGAGTCCAAGGCCGGGCCCCCAGGGGGGCATGGCCGGGCAGCCGGCTCTCACGGCCGTACCCGGCCGGGGACAGGTAGCTGAGCGATGCCCGAGGTGTGGGCGCCGACACTGGCCGAGGTCGGGCAGAAGATCCCGACCCGGACCAGGGACACGCTCACGCCCGGGTCTGATGTGCTGCTGGGCACGTTCACCCCGAACACCACCCCGAACGACGCCCAGGCGCAGGGGTTCATCGACGCCGCCGTGGGCTGGGTCGTCGGGGAAGCCGGGGAGCTGCCGGCCAGCCCGCCCGCGTCCGACCAGATCGCCGTCCAGGCGCGGACGGCTGCCGCGTTCCGCGCCGCCTCGGATATCGAGATGGCCTACCCGAACCGGGACGCTGACATACGCACCGCGGCGATGCTCGACACCCGGGCCAAGGACGCGCTGGCGTCGCTGCTCCAGGCCCTCGCCATCGCCGGGGCGGGTGCCATCGAGCCCTACCCGGTGTGGCAGGCCCCGGACCCGCCGCTGTGGGCGGACATCGACCTTTGAGGAGGTGAGCAGTGGGCACGGACACGGCCAGGGCCGACGCGGCGGGTTTCCCCGGCAAGGCCGGGCAGGTATTCGCGGAGGACGCCGACCGGCTGGCCCGCGCGTTCACCTCCACGGCCGACCGGCTGAGCTACGACTTCGGCGTGCGGCTCCTGCCCGCGCCGTGGCATGAGCTGGGCGGACGCAACCAGGCCCTCCTCACCGAGATCATGCGCCAGCTCATCATCGAGGGCCAGGTGATCCCCGGTGGGTAGCGTCTACATGGTCGAGGACCCCGTGGCGGTCAAGCTGTGGACCGAATCCAGCCCGGTGGTCCGGTCGGCCATGGACCGGATCGCTGCCCTGCTCCTCGGCGCGATGAAGGCAGAGTGCCCGGTGTCCCCGGTGCAGGCGGTGTATGCCTACCCGGTGCCGCTCGGCCGCTCGGCGGGGCCGGCGCACCGGGGCCGTCCCATCGCCCGCCCGTCCGGGCCTGACGTGTCGCGGACCCGCTACCAGGGAGACCTGCCGCTGCGCCCGTCCGGGTACCTGCGCAACAGCATCCACGCCTTCCGCATGCCGGATGGCGCGATCATCGTCGGGCCGACCGCCGACTACGCCAAGTTCGTGATCGAGGGCACCGGCCCGCATGTGATCCGCTCGACGGGGCCATGGCCGCTGCGGAACCGCGCCACCGGGCAGGTGTTCGGCCCGGTCGTCAACCACCCGGGCACGGCGCCTAACAACTTCGTGGAGCGGGCAGTCGCGACGGTGCGCGGGGGGACGCTGATTGCTGCATGAGCGCCAACGCGGAGACCGCGATCCGGGCCTGGGTCAACACCCGGCAGGATCTCGTCAGCAACGGCGGGCCGCTGTCGGGCGGTGCCTACCTGCGGTCGCAGCGGTCCCCCGCGTCCGGTGCCTACGCGGTGATGGTGCGGCAGGCCGCCCCGGCCACGCGGATGGTCGCGGAGGACCCGGACCCGTCCCTGGCCCGCGTCCAGGCCCTCTGCTACGCGGGCACCGCGCCGCTGGCCGAGCAGGCAGCGACCGCGCTGGCCACCGCGTGGATGAGCCTGAGCGGGCTCCCCGAGCCTTGCGGGGACACGGGCGTGACCGTGCTGGTGTCCGACAACCTGACCGGCCCGTCAGCGGTGCCCCTGCCTGCCGACTCTGGCGAGGCGTACTGCTTCCAGGTGGGCGCCGACTTCGTACTGAGGAGTGAAGCATGACCGCATTCACGCCCACCGCTTGCAGCCGTGCAGCCGGGGTGAACAACGCCGCCGCGCTGACCGCCGTGACCGTCGCGGACACGTTCCCGTCCGGCGGCAACGTCTATTTCCGGGTCAAGAACACCGGGGCCTCCCCGGTCACCGTGACCGTCAACCCGGCTGCCGGCGGCGGGCCGCAGGGCACGACCGTCGCCCCGCTCGCGCTCGCCCCGGCCGTGCCCGCGACGACCGGGGACGTGACCTACGGGCCGTTCCCGCAAAACCCGTTCGGGGACTCCAACGGCAACGTGAACGTCACCTACTCGTCCACGACCTCGGTCACGGCCGGGTCCTTCATCTACCCGAGCGTCTGATGGCAGCCGAGGAGAAGCAGCAGCCAGCCGCGCAGGAGGAGGAGCATCCGCGCCGCAGGCAGGCCCGCGAACGCCACGAGGAGGCCCAGGCCGTGAAGTCTGAGCCGTTCGCCTACGTCGCCGGCGAGGACCTGTTCATCTACGACCCGGAGTCCGGTGCCATGCCGGCGCGGGCCTACGCCGCAGGCAGCCTCGTGCCGCCTGCCGACATCCAGCGCCACCCCGAATGGGCTGCGCTCGTGCACGAACCAGAGGAGTGAGCTAGATGGCTAGGGGCAACCCAACTGCGCTGGCGCTCGGGCCGGGCTACCTGTACGCGGGCGCCCTGGGCCGGATCGAGCCCGCCGACCTTGTGACCACCTGGGCCGCCGTAGACGCCGGGTGGGTCGCGCTCGGCTACACCGACGTGGGCTCCGAGTTCGACTACCAGCTCAACACCGCCGCCGTGAACGTGGCCGAGGAACTCGACCCGATCAGCAACGCGCCGACCGGGCGCACCTCCTCGGTGACCTTCAACCTGTCCCAGATGACCGCGACCAACCTCAAGCTCGCGCTGAACGGCGGGGTCATCACCACCGGGACCGGGATCGTCACGGTCGAGCCCCCGGACCTGGGCACAGAGGTCCGCACCATGCTCGGGTATGAGTCCGAGGACCACACCGAGCGGTGGATCTGGCGGCAATGCCTGATGACAGGCCAGATGAAGATCGTCCGCCAGAAGGGCGCGGCCAACGCGACCGTCGCCACCGTATTCAGCCTGGAGAAGCCCGCCACCGGGTCGCGCCTGTTCCGGGCCATCCTCCAGACCCCGCTGCGTTCCTAGTCATCACCGGAGGCTCCTATGCGTGAGTACACCTCGGCGCCGGCCGAGGGCGAGGCCAACCCGCTGGCCGGGCTCGAGTTCCGCCTCGACGGGCAGCTGTTCCGCTGCGAGGGTGACCTCTCGATCCTCGAAGTGGCCGAGCTGGCCCGGGTCGCGGCCACGGGCGGCGAGATGGAGGAGGCCGCCAAGCTGGGGCTGATCGCGGAGCAGTTGCGGGCCGCGTTCGGTGACGCCGAGTACGCCCGGTTCCGCGCCCACTGCCGGGAGCACAAGACAGCCAACTCGGTGCTCCTGACGATCCTGGCCGACATCAACGCCGAGGTGCAGGCCGTGGTGGAGCGTGAGACCGGCCGCCCTACGATGCCGCCATCGCCCTCTGGGACTGGGGAACCGGAGACGGACGAGCGGACCTCGCGCATTATCAACATGACCACCGGGGACGTGACCGTAGTCCCGCTGCGGAAGCAAGACGCGCAACTGGAGGCCCCGACCGTTCGGCCGCGCCGTCCGCCGCAAGACAGGCAGCCGAAGCGAAGGCGCACGGGCTGACGCTGCGGGAGTTCTGCGACCTCGCGGAGTACGCCCTGCGCCGCAAGATGGAGGCGAGTGACCTGCTCATGCTGCTAGCCAGGATCTCCCAGGGGCTCGGGGACCGGGGGCTGGGCGGGTATGAGATCCCGGCCGAGCGGCTGGGCGCGCTGCTCGGCGAGGACGAGGAGCCGGGCCCGGCTACCGGGGACCGCCGCGCGCAGCAGGTCGCCGCGGTCGCGGAGGCCGTGGGCGGGGAGGTCGGCTAGTGGCCGGCTTCGAGCTGTACGAGGCGTTCGTGGAGCTGCGCGTCGGCACCGCCAAGCTGGCCAGGGACGTAGAGAAGGGCCTCAACGAGGGCACTGCGGCAAGCAGCGTCACAGCCGGGGAGCAGGCCGGGACAGGGTTCGCCGGCGGGTTCAAGGCCAAGGCCGGGGCCACCTTCAAGAGCGCGGTCGGGGAACTGTCCAAGATCGGGGTCGCCACCCTGGGCGCGGTCGGGGTCGCGTCGATCAAGATGGCTGCCGACTTCCAGGAGGGCCTGACCACCCTGGTCACCGGGGCCGGGGAGTCTGAGCGCAACCTGAAGATGGTGGGCGAGGGCATCAAGACCATCGCCGTCACGTCGGGCACGAGCACCGCGGAACTGATCAAGGGCATGTACATGATCGAGTCCGCTGGCTACCACGGGTCGGCGGGGCTGCGGGTCCTCCAGGCTGCCGCGGAGGGCGCGAAGGTCGGGAACGCGGACCTGGGTGCCGTGGCGAACGCGGTCACCACCGTGATGACCGACTATGCGCTCAAGGGGCCTGCCGCCGCCGCCGACGCGACCAACGCCCTGGTCGCGGTCACGGCCCGGGGCAAGACCCACCTCCAGGATCTTGCCACGTCAATGGCCCGGGTCCTCCCGACCGCTGCCGCTCTCGGCGTGAGCATGGGGCAGGTCGGCGGCGCGCTGGCCACGATGACCGGGGAGGGCACGTCAGCCCGGCTGGCGGCGATGGGCCTTAACGCGACCCTGCTGGCCATGGCTGCGCCGAGTTCCAAGGCGTCCAAGGCGATGGGTGACCTGGGCCTGTCATCCAAGACCGTCGCGGACACGCTGACCCACCAAGGGCTGGTCGCCGCCCTCGACCTGGTATCCCAGGCTGCTGAGAAGGCCGGGCCCAGGGGCTCCCCGGCTTACGTCGCCGCGATGAAAGAAATGCTCGGCGGCACCAACGGGCTGCGGGTCGGCCTCCAGCTCACCGGCACCCACATGCAAGCCCTGATCGGGAACACCGCCGCCGTCAACGCAGCCATGCACTCCGGTAAAGACGGGGTAAAGGGCTGGGAGCTGGCGCAAAAAGACTTCAACGTCCAGCTTGACATCTTCAAGGCCCGGCTGGAGGTAGCCGGGATCACGCTCGGCCAGAAGCTCCTGCCCGTGCTGTCTACCGCGCTGGGGTTCCTGATCCGCACCCACCTGCTGTTCCCCGCGATCATCGCCCTGATGGGCGTCCTGACGGCTGCGATCGTCGCCCAGGCGGTCGCCTGGCAGCTAACCCCGGTCGGGTGGATCGCGGACGGCATCGTGGCCATCGTCGCCGCCCTCGTCCTGCTCAAGAAGGCATGGGACGACTCGTCGGGGTTCCGCGAGTGGATGTACGGCTTTGCCATCGGGGTCCTCGATGACGCCAAGGTCATCGTCGGGGCCTTCAAGTTCATTGTCGATGCGTTCCTGTCCTTCGTGGGGACGATCCTGCACGGGGCGGCTGATGCCTTCGGGTGGATACCGGGCATCGGCGGCAAGCTCAAGACCGCGGACAAGGCATTCCACGACTTCCACTCCTCCGTCGATGATCATCTCAGCGGGATGATGAACACGATGACGAAGTGGCAGCAGAAGCTCCAGGGTGCCATCGACCAGTCCAAGACCGCCGGCGACAAGATCACGGCCGATTTCGCCAGGCAGGGCAAGGCCGCGCAGGATGCCAAGGGCCAGCTCGACATCTACACCAAGGCCGTCACCGACCACGGCACCAAGTCCGAGCAGGCCCGGCCGCCCCGCCAGCACCTCATAGACGACCTGACCAAGGCCGGGCTTAACGCCACCATCGCCAAGAAGGATGTCAACGACTACACCACGGCGGTCCAGGAGCACGGGGTCAAGTCCGATGCGGCACGGGCTGCCCGGCAGCGGCTCATCGCGGACATCACCTCGGTGTGGAACAACAGCCAGCAGGGCAAGACCGACATCGACAAGCTGACCGCTGCCATCCGCAACGCCTCCTCCACCTCCGACCAGGTGCAGTCGGCACGGCAGCGGCTCATCAATGACCTGATCAACGCGGGGCTCGACGCCAAGGATGCCCACTCCTACGTAGACGGCCTCACCGACGCGATCAACCACATGCCCAAGAACCCGACCACGGTCCTGCACCTCAAGGGCGTGGGCACCATCGCCATCAACGCCTCCGGGGCCTACATCCAGGGCGAGTCCGGGCACATCGTCGCCGCCGGCACCGGCTATGCGGGAGGCACCGCAGGCGCGGCGCCAGGGTGGGCATGGGTCGGTGAGCGAGGCCCGGAGCTGGCCCACTTCTGGGGCGGCGAGACCATCATCCCCAACCACGCCATCGGGGCACTGCCCGGCTACGCGGCCGGCGCGGGGATCGGCACCCCGTTCTCGTACACCCCGGCTGCGGCCAACAAGTGGATGACGCAGCAGGCCCAGGCCATGGAAGGCAAGTTCGCCACCGGCGCCGCCAAGACCTTCGAGCAGGGCTACGAGAAGGCCCTCATCAAGGCCCTGTCCCTGGGCGGTCCCGCCATCGTGGCATGGGCGCTGCAGTGGCAGGGCCGCATCCCGTACGTGTGGGGCGGTACCGCGATCCCGGGCGGCTGTGACTGCTCCGGGTTCACCGGCACCGCCTACGCCCATTTCGGGATCAACGCGCCGCGTACCTCCGAGGCGCAAGGCGCATGGGTGCGGCGCACACCGCCGGAGCCGGGCGGGCTCGCGTTCTACCACTCCCCGGCAGGAGGAGCCGACCCCGGCCACGTCGCCATGGTCATCGACGCCTCCACCGTGCTGTCCCAGGGCGGCGGGATGGGACCCAACCTGATGGGGATCCACGACATGCCGCTGCTGTGGACCGGCATCCCGCCCGGGGGATTCAGCGGCCTGGCCCGGACCGCTGCCTCAGTCGGCGGGTTCGGCGGCAACGGCGGCACCGGGGACGTGCGGGCCTGGCTGCTGGCGTCACTGGCCACCACCGGGGAGCCGGCATCGTGGCTGCCGTACCTGACGTGGATGGTCGGCGCCGAGTCCGGGGGCAACCCGCGTGCCTTCAACCCGTCCGGCGCGTCCGGGCTGCTGCAGATGAAACCCGGCACCTACGCCGCGTTCGCGACCCTGGCCGGCGGGATCTGGGACCCGATCAGCAACGCCGCAGCAGCCGAGCGGTACATCGCCGCCCGCTACGGGGCGCCGTGGAACATCCCCGGCGTCGAGTCGTCGGGTTACAGGGGCTACGCGGGAGGCGGGCGGATACCGGAGGACGTGCTCGGCATCGGCCGGTCGGGGGCCGGGTACCTGTTCCACGGCGGGGAGGTCGTCACCCCGCTAGGCGGGGCACAGCCCGTAGACACCGGGCTGGAGGCCCACCTCGGGCAGATCGCCCAGCTACTCGCGGAGGTCCCCGGCGAGACCGCGGACGGCATCGCGGACATCCTGAACGGCATAGGCCGCCGCGCTGTCCGCAGCAACGCCTACTCGGTAGGTGCCTATGGCTGACAGCCTGGTCATCGGTGACGTGATCGAGCTGCTCGGCGGCGGGGTGCCATCTACCCACCCGCTGTGCCAGGGCGCGATCTTCCGCCTGGCGCCGGGGTTCGACCTGTCCGCGCCGCAGCCGAACCCAGGCACCGTGGCCTCGCTGCTGCTGGGCGGCGGGGCTCCCATCGCCGGGCATGTGGACAACCGCAAGCCGGTCCTGCCGGTCGTCATCATCGTGCCGCCCTCGGGGGACCCGATAGCCGACCAGGGCACCCTGGCCGGCGCCCGCGAGGCCCTGGCCCAGGCCGTGTCCGAGCCCCGGTGGACGATGACCTACACCCGCGACGGGGCTCAGCCGATGCTCCTGGACTGCTTCGCCGCGACCGCGATCACCCGGGCCTACTCGATCATGCGGGACAAGCAGCTCCTCTCCGAGGTCGATGTATCCCTGGAGGCAATGCCCTACGGCCGGTCGGATACCCCGGAGGTGATCCTGTTCGCCGCGCCGTCGCAGGGCTGGCAGCCGCCGCCATCGGTGGTGCTCCTGGACGACTTCGGCACGAACCCGACCAACACGCTGAGCGCGGTCAATGCGACCTTCGAGGGCGGCATCGGCACCTGGACCGGCGCCGGTAACTCCTCGGTCGCTCCCACCTCGGCGCAGTTCCACTCCGGGGCGGCGGCCATGGCCATGACGTGCTCGCCGGCCGGGAACATGCAGGCCGCGTCGGTGCTGGCCGCGAACATCGCCACCGGGGGGCTGCCCTGCCGGGCCGGGGACACCATCAACGTGTCCGCATGGTTCCGGGCTGCGGCCACGGCCCGCTCGGTGAACGCCGGCGCGGACTTCTACGACAACACCGGGACCCTGATCGGCGCCACCTTGCGGGGTACCAGCGTGACCGACTCCACGACCGCGTGGACGCAGGCCACTGCCGCGCTCACCGCCCCGGCCGGCGCCGCCTGGTGCCGGGCCAACCTCCAGGTCGTCTCAGCCGCGCTGAGCGAAGTCCACTACGCCGATGACGTGGACCTCGACCGGGGCAACGTCAACCCGTCGAACTGGGCGCAGTGGTATGCCGCGAGCACGGGGATGCTGTCACCGAACTCGGCACGGTGGGCCCGCCAGTCCTCCTCGTTCCCCGACTACGCGCGGACGCTGCCCGCGCCGCTCGACATCACCGGCCGCAACAAGATCTCATTCTGGGCAGGGCTCGGCACCAGCACCTACAACCTGTGGCACACCGGGGCCGTGACCGTCCAGGTGATCCTCACGGACGGCTCGGGCAACACCGTGTCGATCGCCGCCCACGTCCCCATGCTCGCGTCGGCGCTGCCGACTAACCCGAGGTGGAACAAGGTCTCGGCGCCGATCCCGCAGAGCGACGGCTTCGACTTCACCACGATCTCCTCCTACGAGATCAAGCTATGGAACAAGTCGGTTAAGACCGGGCAGCTCCTCCAGGCCGAGTGCTACCTTGACACGCTCACCGCCTCGCCCGCGTCGAACACCGGGACGACCGGGGCGCGGGGCCAGCTGTACTCGCTGCCCGGCGCGGTCGGGACGGCGATAGCCCCGCTCCAGGTACAGCTCCAGCCCGGCCCGCTGGCCCTGCCCGTGCAAGCAGTGTTCACGACTGCAGGCTCCAACAACTGGACCGCGCCTGCCGGGGTGACCTCGGTGCAGATGGCCGAGTGCTGGGCGGGCGGCGGCGGCGGCTGCTACGCCGGGACGGCCACGGCCGGGGCAGGCGCCGGCGGCGGGGAGTACGCAGCCGACTACAACATCCCGGTCACCCCGGCGACGGTGTATCACCCCGTCGTCGGCGCCGGCGGCACCGGGGGCCTGGTCTCCGGGCCGACCGCCGCGACGAACGGGGGCAGCAGCTCGTTCACCGGGGACTCGGGCCGGTCGGTCCTCGCCCACGGCGGCGCAGCCGGCGGCACCCGGGGCCAGATCTACTGGCAGGGGTACGGCGGCACCGGGTCGGGCAACGCGCTGCACTTCGACGGCGGCGACGGCCAGTACACCGGGGGCGGGACCTCCGGCGGCGGGGGCGGCGGCTCCGGGGGCACCAACCAGA